CTCTTCCTACTGGCATCACCCACGGTAGCAAGAGCAGAATTAGTAACCCCAAACTTCACCCAGGGTTCGATGAACAGTACAACAACAACAACTCAAGAGATTGTAGAAGAAATAACTACAACCACTTATGGGTCTGCATTAAACAAATGGTCTGGGGAAAATATAACCCATACATCAGCAACATCTGGAGGAATAGTAGATTCAGATTCAGTCTTTACAATACATACAGTTGGAGATCCCTTTACTTTAGAAATAACAACAAGGGCAGCAAGTCAAGTATTATCAGTAACAGAAGTAGAAAGAGAAATCGATACTACTTCTACTACGGTATCCTTGTCAGTCTTCTCTCAATAGCTCCAGTTAGAGCAGAAGAAAATAATGTATCTAATCCAGTTGCAGCTGCGACAGGTAATGTAACCAATCAGGCGGTACAATTCCAAAACAATGGAGCACCGTCTAGACAGCATTACGGTCCTAATATAAGCTGTAATGGAGCTACAATGACATTCTCTCCATTCTATATGGGAAATCATACTAAACCATGGGATATAGATGAAGATGGAATGAGACCCTCTAGTTACACTCTAGCTGAGAACTGGGGAGGTCAAATCAATTTTATGGTGCCTTTAGATCGTGAAGGTCTAAAGAGATGCCGTAGCATGGCAGCTAGACAAGAAGAGAAGATGCGTCTTGACTATGAGTTAGTTAGAGTAAAAAACTGTGCTGAATTACAGCAGAAGGGATTTATGTTAAAACCTGGCTCAAGAGTTGGAGAGATGTGTTCTGATGTTATACCTATAGCTAAATACGAAAAAGATTTAAAGATAGCTATTACAGCTAAATTAGAAAAAGAATGTAAACCTATTCCTAAAGGATGGAAACAATGGCAGAAACAGAAGTATCAGTGTCCGACGACACAAAAGAAGAAGTAAAAGAAGAAGTAGTAGTTAAAGAAGAACCTAAAGTTGAGGTAAAGGTTTCTAAAAAATTCTCAACAAAAGCCACACGTGGCACACTCGATAAAGTTTAACCCCCTAATACAATGATCCTAATTATCAAGCCCATCCTTTTCGCCTTCTTGAAGTCAGATTCAGTTAAGAAGCTAGTAGTAGACCTATTAGAAGCTTATGTAGCTAGAACTGATAACAAACTAGATGATCAGGCATTGGAAATTGTCAAAAAGAAACTATTAACCTAATGGTAAAAGCTAAAAAACAAGGTGAATATCACTGGGATAAAGGTGATGTATCTTGGTCGCCTCTTCCTCCTAAAAAGAAGAAGAAGAAAGCTGAATCTTTAATTGAAAGATTGAAGAGACAAAAAGAAGAAAAAGAACGACTTATACGAGAAATGTAATGGCAGCTAATAAAATTGTACCTGGTCCAAAGGATGATCATTATGGTGAACCTAAAGGTACAAAATTCCAAAAGCTTTACCTAAAGAAAAAAGGTTGGGCAAAGAAGAAGGATGTTAACCCAGTAAACATAACCTAATGGCTAAAAATAAAATAACACGTTTTGGAGATTCTGGTCATCAACTTGTAACTGAAGATGGGAAGACTAGAATTATAAAACAATTCAGACCTGGACCACAAGCTAAAAAGAGAGAAGTTAACCCAGTAAACGACCATGGCTAAAGCCAAAGAAGAGAAGTTTGATGAGTTACATAACCTTGTCACTAACGAATTCCTTAAACGGGTTCGTAGTGGTGAGGCTACTACTCAAGACTTAAAAGCAGCCTGTGATTGGCTTAAGACTAATGACATAACAGGCGTTGCTTATGAAGGCAGCCCTATGGACAAACTAAATAGAATCCTCCCTAAAGTTGACCCTGAACTAGTACAACGGAGGTTATATGGCTCCAAGACGGGCTAAGAACCCAGGTAAGACTTCTAAATACTACCAATCCCCTAAAGGTAGAAAGTCTTACGCTAAACAGAAAAGAAAACAAAAGAAGATTAACAGTACTGCTGCTAAAAGGCAGTATCGTAAACTCCTCTCTCGTAGACGTAGAAAACTAGGTATTATGGGTAAGGGAGGTAAGGATGTGTCTCATAAGAAGGGCAGACTTACACTTGAAATACCAAAGAAAAATCGTGCCAGAGGAGGGGCAAAACGTAAGTAATGAAAGCACCAAAAAGAAGAAAGGGTGAATCTAATGATAACTATAATCTTAGATTACAAGCATATCGTAGAAGGTTTGACCCTAAAGAAGCACCTAGATTATTAAAAAATGAATCTCCATCTAGTTTTAAAGCTAGAGTAAAAGCTTGGGAAACTAATACTGGTAAGAAATACCCTACAACATTTAGTGGTAAGTCAGATGCAGAAAGAATTTTAGCAGGAGAAGCTAGATTACCAGGATTAGGTATTAAAGGTAAAGATTTCTCTGATGAGTACTTAGATGAAATAAAAGAGTATCAGAGAACTAAACCTAAACAATCCATAGAAGATAGAGATGAACAACAGATAGCAGATATAGCTTCTGGTAAAACAGATCTTTCTACAATAGATGCTACACCTCTTAATAGACAAGAAATAGCGATTAGTAAAGCAGCTGAAAGGCAGTCTAAATTTGATAAGCAGCGTTTAGATGATGCTGCAAAAGCTGAGAATAAGGAAATTTCTGAAAATATAAAGTTTCAAGATGAACTTAATCCAGATAGTTATGGAGCACTTGCTAGACGATATGGATTGGAAATAGGTAGAAGTGATTCAGTTAGAAGTGATGCAAATCCTTTAACTATTTCTAAACCTATACCCTCTGATAAACAAGATCAATCAGGTATGGGAAAAGGTGTTGAACCTATTGGTAACTATAAGTCAGATAATACTTCAGGTAATAATTCTAATTTTAAATCTGATGTCTTTACTATAAATCCTGAAACTGGTAAAGCTGTAGGTGTATTAACTAGATCACAGCGTAGAGCTTTTGAAAAGAAATATGGAGATAAATTAGATAAGTTAAAAATCCGTTCATATACAAACAAAGGTAACACCTATCAAAGGTATGGCTGATGGAAGAAGAACAGGATATCCAAAGTGATATAGTTAAACAGAAACAACTCCGTGATGCTCAAGAGAATCAGGAGTTCGATAGAGACATGGATGCTTACCGTAGAGGTAGAGAACTAACTGATGAACAACGTAAGAAAGTATTACTTGATAACGCTAGAAAAAGACAAACTGGACTAGATTTAAAAGCTGAAATAGCAGGTGTCGGATTTGAAACTTCTGTAAACGTAGCTACAGATGCATTGACTACAGCACTAGGATGGGCACCTCCACTCTATGCTGTAGTTAATTTCTTAAGTGCTGGTGGTGCTAACCTAGTATCACAGAAAGTCATTAGAGGTAAAGAGGATATAGATTGGGGTGAAGCATGGGCATCTGCTGGTTTAGGTACTATTCCATTTATGAGTCCATCTGCAGGTAGATTAACTAAAGTTGTAGGTAATCCAAATTCTATAAAAAGAGCTGTTGTCGGAGGTGGTCTAACAGGTGTCGGTTATCAACAAATAGAAGCTGGTATTAACGAACGTAGAGTTATATCACCTACAGAAGCTGCTTTAGGCTTTGCTACTGGTGGAGCTGTTAGCGGTGGTATGGTAAAAGGATCTGAAGTATTAGGTAAAGCTCTTTTAGGAAACATAAATGCACGACCTGTATATGCTTTAGAACCTAAAGTAAGTACTAATGAAAGACTAAAACAGTCTTTAATTGCTAATGAAGTTATTGAATTACCTCCAGCCTATAAAGGTGGGCCTGTTACTTTTAGACCAGAAGCTGACTTTTTTGATGTTAGTGCTGCTTTAATTGGTGGTGGTCAAGAAGATGCAAGAGATGCTTTAGGTAGAAAAATAGATTATAATCGTGCTAAAGTAACTGAATTTGGAGCTACTAGATCTGAAAGAAGAGATATGGTATTTAATCATATTAAAAATTCATTGCGTAGAAATAAAAAAGATGGTACAGGTACCAATATAACTCGTAAAGAATTTAATGAATATGCTAAAGAACAAATTGCAGCTGAAAAAGATTTACGAAAAGCAATTAAACTTTTAAATATAAGAAGTTATGCTTCATTAAAAAATATTGATTTATCTGATTATCCAACTTCAGAAGCACAATTAGAATTATTAAATCAGATTAATAAAGCTAAAGTAAAACCTAGAAGAAGTAAAACTGATACTACAGAGCAATTTCAAAATAAAGTAAGGAAATGGCAGAGAGATACTGCACCATACCAACAGTTTACAGACTATAAAGAAACATTTGATTATGGACATATAATATCAGCTAAAACTGGTTTCAGAGCAGAAGATTTAGGTATGAATAGGATATCTAATACTGAAATTGAAGCAGCTCATAATGTCGCTTCTATTGATCCATATACAAGAAAAATTATAGAAATCTTACAAGAAGGTAACAGAGAAAGAGGTTCTAGGCGTGATTATTTACCTGTAGTCCAACGTATGAGAAACACAGCTGGTTCTGTTGTAGAAGATTTTGTAAAATGGAAAGCTAATAAAGATAATGATCCTGTTAATCTTACTAAAATATTAGATAAGTTTATACCAAGAGATCAGCATGATAATTACTTACAATTTATACAGAAAAAGTTCTATCAGAAACGAGCACTTGGATATGCTACTATAAAAGAATTTGTAGAAGAAGTATATGGATTTGATTATAAAATTTTCAAAGATATGCCTCAAAAGCTTAAAAATAAAGTTGAAAAAGAATACCTAAAACAAAGAGTAGAATCTGGTAATATAACAGGTAAACAACAATATGATCAAGCTGGTGAGTGGATGTTAGAAGCTATAGATGAATTTATAGGATTACATCATCTTAGTAAACCTAAACGTCTTAGAACTGTAAAAGAAGATACACAGTTACAAAATTTAGATGATTTACCTAAAGATATTGACGATCTTATGGATATGATACTTCCAGATAGATTACCTAATGAATAATACCTTATTAGCCTTACAAGACGACTTTAAGCTGTTCCTACAAGCTCTGTGGGATCAGCTAGGTCTACCCTCTCCTACAAGAGCACAATATTCCATCGCTGACTATCTTCAACATGGACCAAAAAGATTACAGATCCAAGCCTTTCGAGGTGTTGGTAAATCTTGGATTACTGGTGCTTTTGTGTTATGGACACTCTTTAATGACCCAGAAAGAAAAATAATGAT